ATAATTTATTGAATTATCCTTTAAAATAGCTATCTCGTTGTTAACCTTTTGATCAATATCGTTGCACACCGGACTCATTTCTTTTGCGCTTTTGCGCAGACCATTAACAAAATATTTGGTGTGTAACAAACTTTCGAGTATTTTCACCATTGATGATAGATAAATCACTTGCGAATAAACAAGCAGCGATAAACTGATGCGACTTGCTCTTATAAAGTAAAATGTTCGACATGTGATATATCCAAATAGGAAAACTAAAGCATACATCCACCAGGGGTCCATAATATTCTCCAAAAAAATAACCACTACTAAGAGTGGTTATTATATCATCATGAAATGATTTTGTCAATCACTTGGACGTAATTCTAGCGAAAATTCTTTCAGTAAGATCATCAATCATTTGCTGTTGATTTTGCTTTGATTGAAGACGCTCTGCAACTCGACGAGCCACTTCTGCGACAACGTCGTCTTCATCTTCGCGAATGCTTCTCACTCGACGAGGCTCGTTGCGATCGCGTGAACGGGCACGTGCCTTCGCGCCGCGATTCTTGGCAGCAGCCGCATCATCGTCGTCTTCTCTCTCTTCTTCTTTTTCGGCGTCAGCTTCCATCATAGGCTCGTCATCATCATCACCCATGTCCATGGCTGCATCACCCATGTCGCCCGCTGCGTCTTCATCGTCCATGTCAACATCAACTTCATCACCGAGAACATCTTCAAGCGCACGTTCAAGAGCACCCATAAAGTCATCAACGGAAACCATCTGACCAGCGCCACCTGCATCAGCATCCATGTCCATTGCAGCGTCGTCCATGTCATCGGCAGCATCGTCCATGTCGGCCATGGCGTCCATGGCGTCATCTTCTTCTTCTCTCATGCTATCGCGCATACCAGGCTCATCATCGTCATCACGCATACCGGGCTCATCACGCATACCGGGTTCGTCGTCATCGCGCATACCGGGCTCACGCATACCACCACGCATGCCTCCCTCATCCATTTCGTCTTCATCATCGCGCTTGCCGCGCATACCTTCTTCGACTTCTTCGTCGTCGCGCTTGGCGTGGTACATTTCCTGAACCTTGGCGTCACCTACTGGGCCAATGTTTGCAAGTTTAAGAAACTGACGTACTTCAGCTTCAGTAAGTAAAGTTTTACGGGACATTTAAATTTCTCTCCTTAATAATGAAATTAAATTCTAGTATAAATAGTGCGTATTTTTCGATTAACCCATATCTTTAAAAGAAAATAGGTCGGTGTTTTTTATTTTCTTGAGAGCCGCACTTTCAATTTGTTTAACTCTCGCGAATGATATTCGTAGCCTATCTCCAACCTCACGCAAGGTCATGCGACCATTTTTATGGATTGATATGAGACTACAATTATATTCATCTTCATAATGTATAAAGTGTTTGCATTGTACTTGAGGGCATTTTTTCTTTTTCTTCAAACACTCTCTGCTACACGGTAGTAATCCGTCACCTCTCATAATTCTGGGAACTCCTCTGATATTAGATCGAAGATGTTATCTACTTGATCCTCGGATAATCCCAAGTCATGAATTACTTGTTTACCGGTTTCTCTGAGTCTGGTGTTTCTTTGCTTTTTGTATTTAGACAAATCACCAGAATCGACCACATAACTTCTAATTCTGTCGTCATCCGATAAGTAGCCAGTGATGATTGACCTAAAGAATCTAGCCTGTGTCATTCCATCATCTTTTAACTTTAGTGTTAATTGCGCGTGGCGATGGTCGGTGTCAGTGAAGATTATTCTCTTATTGTTTTTACCATAGTTTATATCTTCGGACATATCACCAAGCCCTATTTAAGATGTGTGTCTTGCTCTCGCCCAAGCCAGAACTGGTCTGCATAACAAACTCAGCCTTAGATTGCAACTCAGCTATACTGCGTGCGCCACTATACGATAATCCTGAACGCAAGCCCCTTTCTATATCTTCTAAGAGCTTTTTGACGCTACCTCGGTAAGGCACTCTGGTGGAGACACCTTCGTGCGAAGAATAGCGACCTCTCCAGTTTACCTGAGCCTCTTTGCTGGCCATACCTCTATAAGTTTTCCATCTGGTACCATCAGTCTGCTCAAAGATCTTACCGGGCGTTTCGTCTGTACCAGAAAAAATAGAACCACACATCACGGCATCTGCGCCGGCGGCAAGGGCCTTAACCATATCACCAGAGTTCTTTATGCCTCCGTCTGCGATAATCGCCACATCACGATCGGTCTTGGCGCATTCGAAAATTGTCTCCAGACCTGGGAGACCATGGCCGGTCTGTATTCGCGTGGAGCAAATAGAACCGCCACCAATATTGCATCTAACTGAATCAGCGCCCCAATCAGCCAAATCGTTGACTCCTTGTAACGTGGCTACGTTGCCGGCCATTATATGAAAATTTGGGCCTAGTTCAGCGCGCAGAGCGGCTAATGCCTCCTTCATAAGTATGTGGTGCCCATGGGCGACATCAACACATATAAAGTCGGCGCCAGATTGCTTAAGCAATTTTGCGCGAGTTAAGAAATCATCGGATATCCCCACAGCAGCACCAACACTGGTGTTACCAGTCAGGTCACAAGCCATGCTTATAAGCTTTGATTGTTCTTTCGGTGTGTTATAACGGTGTATAATTGCCGCACCTCCAAACTGCCCCATAGCGATGGCCATCGGAGTTTCTGAAATCGTGTCCATCGGGGAGGAAAAAATTGGAGCAGATAGCACCAAGCCATTTCCTAAGTTAGTCTCTAGTGACACCTCTGATCTTGATTTAATATCTGAGTACTGCGGCACTAGCAACACGTCATCATAAGATAGTGTATTTTTCATAACGCCTCCCTATTCAAAAAATTACAAATGTCGCTGGTTTTGTACCATGTTTTATCATTAGGTTTCTCTGGTTCAGGCAAAAGTCTTAGAGTTGGTCTTCGATTACCGATGTTTGAGTGAATTACAAAAATTGTCGGCACACCTTTAAACTTAAGCCGGTTTTCCAACTCTGGATAATCATCTATATTATAGGCAAAGAAATACAAGTCTTTATATTCTTCTCGATTAGATATATCGATGTAATAGTCCTTAAGACTATGACACAAATGACAATCGTTGGAATAAAATTTCAAAACGAATGTCGCATTTTCTTTTATTTCGCCCCTAAGCAGTGTGTCCAATGCATCACGGGTTATTCTGGTTACTGGCACCTATTACCTCCTTTGCGGTGTTCATACAATCGGGGCAAAACAATCTAACTACTTCTTGCTTTACCACTACAGACCATGATTCTACCATTTCTTTATTCTTTTTGTCAAACTCTTTTTGACATATTTGGCATTGTTCCGGCATTTTTCCAAACTGTGCCACTTGTTGGGACATTTTTTCTTGCGCTTTTGTACCGGCGTGTTTTTTTAGCGCTCTCCGCTGTTGGCGGTTCATCGGTTCATCGCTCCAAATATCTGCCTCTGGTTACACCCATCGAATACAATGACCGCAGATGGAAAGGGGGCTGAATTTTCGCTATCGCCAAATTTAAGTCTGCCTTTCACAAAGTGGATCTCGTCAGCTTTCATTACATATTGATGCCAATATTTTGTATCAGTCCGTGCGGGGATAAGCATAACAACTTTTGTATCTTCCTTTCGGGATTCTTCATATGCTTTCTTAATCCACTTTTCTATGCCTCTTCCATATGGAGGGTTTACAAAGCTTGTAAACCCCTCCCAACTTTGCGAAAGGCCATCTTGGCTCTCAGTAAAAAACTTAGTACACTTTGCATTGTCTGTATCTGCGCAGGGGTCTAAGTTAAATGGCCCGAAGCGCCAGTCAAGTTTGTCATAAAATTCTTGAGGCGTACCCCATTGACCCGTCTTCGACGAGAACATTACTACTTGTGTTTGTTTATTCATTATTTTTCCTTTTTACAATTAATATTTCATGTGATTCTTTTTTGAGAATATCATGCTTCTCAGTTTTCAATTTTGCTGAAACTTTATCCAAACATTTTAACTCGCCGTTAGGAGTTTTTTCAATTCCGTATTCTCCTAAAATCTCAGTTATTGTTTCAACCTGAGTTTGCAGCCGATCAATAGCTTTTTG